GGAATGACCGCTCAAACGTATAGTTTTTCACGGTCACATCTTTGAACGTGTCAGGATATACCGCATATTCCTCACGAGTGTAGCTGTCAGCGATCAGAAGGTCGTTCGTATCAGTGAGAACAACCAGCACCTCATTGTCATGAATCAACTTTGCAGCAAATCTCTGCCAAAACTCTGCCGCTGACTGGTCGGTGTTTGGTCGAACATTGAGCAAATAATCCCACTCGTCATAAATGCGTTTGCCGTTTTCGACGATCCGAAACTTGCTCAAGCTGATCGTCCGAGCGATGAAGTTAATACAGATTTCAAGTGCCACTTTTTTGAGATAGGGACGTTTGGCCAGGTCATAAAACACATCCAAATCGAACAATGATTCCAATTCTTTGTTACGTCGAAGGATATTATTCAAGAATCCCATTCGTCTCTCACCCCCCTTGTCAGAAGTTCAACTCGCTAAGCACGTCCAGTGCTTCGTCGATGCTTCCCTCGCTCAGTTCCTCTATCCGGTACAGTCCGCAGACCAATGCTTGGAATCCGTCCGTTTTCCTGCGTATCGGTTCTTTTTTGCCATATACCTTGTTCCCGTCTTTTTTGATTGTGACCAGCACGTTGTTCGTGTACCAGCGCATCAGCGGGTTATCGCCCCACACAAACATGTTCTTTGCAAAGTACGTTTCGATTCTTGGGGCAAGCAGTCCGTGAATCGCTTCCGGCCGCCGGATCACCTCGACTTCAAAACCGACTGCCTCCAGCATCGGTTTCAGCATCTCCATGCGGTAACTGTCACCGATGATCTTCTTGATGTTGTATTTCAGTCGCATGGTCACAAACCAGTTGACGATGTGCTCCAGGTTGATCGTTTCCTCATCCACGACAGTTAGCAACCCTCTGGCTTCCCACTCTCGGATCGGTGCGAACTTTTCGTTTTCGTCCACATTTCGCCTGGAGTAGCCATAATATTTATCCGCAAACTCCTTTCGGACGAAAGAGTGGGTGATGAACGGGATCTTACCATCATGCTTGAACACCAACCCGACTGCAGCAAAGTCCCGAATCTGGGCAAAGTCAAGACAACCAATGCACTCTTTCCCTTCCAGTTCGGGAATTGGTTGATTCGTAGCGGCAATTTCCTCCCACTTGGCAACCGATCGTTCCAAATCCGTCACTGGCAAATTCATGCGCTTTGTCATGAATTCTTCGCGGTTCGATGGGTTATCGACCAGATCTTCGTATTCTTCCTTAATCGTGTTAAACAGTCCCTCTGCGTACTCACTTCTCGGTTCGCTGAGCATCGGATTCGCTTTTTCCCAGTTCGCCGGATCGTCAACCTCTTCTTCACTGTCCAGTTTGCAAATAAAGGGAAACAGCGCATCCGGTCTGGCGCTGCCCTCGAGCACCTTTCTTGCACGTTCTTTCATCCCATCCAGGAAACCATCTCGGACGTAACCATCGGTCCCAATGTAAAATTCACGTGGAGGTTGTCGCTTCCCCAGTCCAGAAATATGGGTTCGAACGTTCTGGTTGTTTTCAAAGTAGTGGATCTCATCAAAAACGACGGCCCCGTCACGCAGGCCGTCTTTTGTGTTTCCGTTGGATGTCCGGAATTTAAAAATGCTGTTTGTCGCTTTACATAGCACTTGCGTTGCCGTCGCCTTAAAATGTCGCTGGAGTGTTTCATGCTGTTTAACGACTTCTCCGACCTCTTCGACAGATGTTTTCGCTTGTTCCTCGGAGTTAGCGACAACGGAAATGTTGTAACCGCGAACGCCGTGCAGCTCGCTGATTAAAAAATGGCTGATAACAGAGATCAATCCATTTTTTCCCGCACCACGGGCCATCATCCAGAAGTGTCGACGGTAAAATACACGACGAGTCCCTTTGTAAAACAAAAAGACGAACGCGATCAAGAACTTTTGGAACGGTTGCAGTGGGAAATACCATTTCTCCGCGAACCGCACACAGTTTTCGATTATATCGTCGTCAAAGTATAGGTCATCACGAGATAAAACGTCTCGCTCCAGGTATTCGATTAATTGAATTCGCTCTTTGTTGAGCTTTATTTTGCCCTCCCGGTAAAGAGCAATGTATTCGTCCACATACTTCTGTTTCAGCATATTAGATCAAATCGCTTACATCATCATCGGTTCCCTTTTGCGTGGGAGGTGGGATGTCTAGTCCCAAGTCTTTACCGAGAGCGATGAGAGAGCTGTTGATTTTATTTTTCTCTGCGATTGCTGGGTTTGGCTTGGTGAATCGCTGCGCCCCGTTTTCCGTCGTCACCAGCACACCGTACTTTTCGATTGCCTCATCAAGCATGTAGTAGATCTTCACCAGATTAAGATACCGCTCGACTTTTTCTTGTTGTACCTTGCTTTTTCGATCGATCCGCTTATTCAGCTCAATTCTCAGGGACTTCAACTTCTTTTCATCCATCTCCTACCACCCCCTAACGCGCGAATTTGGCGAATTTTTTCGGCAGTCGAGGCCGGCCGCCGGTGCAGAAAAGTGAAAACCCCCCAAACCTTTTGCCCAGGGGGGTGTCTCACTTCACCGCGGTGAAGTGTCGTGATGCTTGGTTTTTTTCCAATCAATCCCAGCGTTCATCATGCGCCCATTTGTTCGGTTTGGGCTCAAACACTCTACCGTGTTTTCGGTTGTGGCAATTGACACACAGCGTTTCAAGGTTATTTGGATCTAACGCAAGCTCCGGATAGCTTTCCAGCTCTTTGATATGGTCTACGACCAAGGCAATCTTCTTTCGCTTTGCTGACTCGCTGAATTCGTTGGTGTCAATGGACACATATCCATTTCGTTTGCATTCCTGGCATTCAAAGTTATCCCTTTCTAGTACAGTCTCTCGCAGTTTCCGCCATTCCGGACTGTCGTAAAACTTGCGTTTTTGTTCCTCAGTCCTGTATTCCTTCATGATCAAACCGCCTTCGCAACGCATCCATCTTCTCTTTAATCAGTGCTTTCATCACGGCTTCTTTTCTCGAAGTATCGCCATGGTTGTCCTTCGTATCAGTAAACCTTCGATGAATGCGTCTAAGTCGCTTTTGCAACTTGCGAATCTCAGTGTCTGTATAGAAAGCCACATACTCATGTTGACAATGTGGACAAGTAAAATACGTCTTCTCAACACCACTGTCCAACTTAACTGTCGGCATATCAGTTATCACAAACTGCTGGCCACATCCTGCATCACAGAATGTTTTAATTCCCATAAGGTTTAGCCCACCCTCTCAACAAAATTCCACGATATGGAAGGATATTTTTGAAACATGTCGAAATATTCCGTTAAAAGGAGGTGTTGACTATGGCCAATCACTATAGACGAAAAAGAGGTAGCGATACTTGGCACTTTTGCACAAACTGCTCCAACTGGCCTACATCTGATTATGATACTTCCTATTCAAAGCCTTCATATGGCGAATTGTGCAATGAGTGCCAGGCAAAACGTAACGCTGGAAATTGCAGTTAATCCCGAAAATAATGAACAAAACGTATTCTCCTTCCAGCGAAACAAATCAACTCTAACTGGATCGCTTTGTCGATCCTCTTTTTTTCAACAAAATCATCAAAACATGCCAGACACACAACACGATTCTGATATTTCTCCGGGACAACGGCCTTCCAAACCTCGTTGCTCACATGAAAATCGAACTTATCTCGATTTCCGCAGACCTTACACCTCTGTTGCAAGGTCACCCAATTTCGTACGTGGATCCTGAACCATCTAAACGGCAAAATGACAAAATGCTCGATCCAGGCAAACTTCATTTGGATCACCTCAAATTCACAGTATGCCGCAATTTCTTTCGGCATAACCCCCGGACACCGCGCCGCATCGATCCGGTCTCGGCGGAGGAGAGGGTAGGCGCACACCCTTGCGAGGCGGCTGGACGAAATAAAGAAAGAGCCCCGCCATTCGGCGAGACTCAGGATAATCAAAAAGCGCCCCGAAAAAGGGCGCACTAAGGGCACGGTATTTTTGACGACGTCTGGACGACATTCGGACGACATTTTGACGACAAAATCATGAAATCCTTTGCTGAATTTTGCTTTTCGCCCGATTAAGAAACTGCTGAACAGACGTCCTTGATACTCCCAATCTATCAGCAATTTCGTTTTGTGTCAAGCCGTGAGCCATGTGCAAGAGCCAGCATGTCAGCTCACGCTCCGTCATCACGGCCACGCAATCGATCAGGCGTTGCCGCTCCTCTTCCGTCAGCGGCTCCACCTGCGCCAGCAGCTCCCGCCGACGATAAATGTCTCGCCGCTCGGCCCCCTTCCGACTCCCCGGACGACGGCCGCGTCGCATCCAGTCCAGCGCGTAACGCATGTCCGACAACATGCCGGAGACGGTTTTGGATTCGTCGGCCTCGTATATGTCCGACCGATCCAGCGAATCACGATATGCCTTCAGACCGCGCACACCGGATATGTATTGATCGATCAGCTCGTCCACCCAAGTTTTCAATCGCTGTCACCCCCACGGTGTCAATCTCTTAATCTTGCGATAGTGCTCCCGCTCATCCGCCGTGATCCGCCGCGCGTAATAGCGCATCGTCTCTTTCCGGATCAACTCACGATGTTTCAAACACACCGGCACAAGTGCCCAGGTGTGCGTAGCTGGCGACCGACAGAATGGATACCGGCAACGGGTCAAAACTCACACCTCCCAGATCGGCAGTCGATTCCGTAGGCGGTGGATTCGTCTGGTAGATCATCCGGCACCCAGCTCAGCGCTTGCCTCAGCTGCGTCAGCGTTGTCGCGTCCAGATCGCCGTGTTGCTCGATCACATCGACGATAGCGGCGACGCGATCCAGACGTTCTTGTAATATGCCGATCTCTTGTT